GGATCGCGATCACGACGCCGGGCGGCGGAACACTGAGCCGCGATCACACCTTCACCCTCGGCGATGTCGACCCGCTCTCCCTCTCGGTTCAGGTCGGGAAAGAGGACCGGTCCTCGACCGTCCGGGCGTTCTCCTACCTCGGGTGCAAGGTCGCCTCCGCCGGGTTCCACTGTGCGATCGGTGAGTTCCTCACCTACACACCCGAGCTCCTCATCCGCGACGTGACGACGGCCCAGACGCTCGGCACCGCAACCTATCCGAGTGCTCAGGAGCTCTTTACGTTCGTCGAGGGTTCCCTCACGATCGAGGGCGTCGCGACCCCCGTGAACGAGTTCGACCTGACGGTCGACAACATGCTCAACTCGGAGGACTTCGCCTTCGGCTCGAGCCTGAGGCGTCGAGGCGTGGCCGCCGCGATCCGGCCCATCACGGGCTCGCTCAATGCGGATTTCCCCGACCTCGTCGACTTCAACCTCTTCAAGAACGGCACGGTCTCGACCCTCGTCCTCCTCTTCCAGTCCCCGACCATCATCGAGGCCGCGCTGAAGTACGAGGTCGAGTTCACGGTCGAGGTCGTCTTCGACGGGGACACGCCGAAGGTCGAGGGTCCCGACGAGGTCCGTCAGCCGCTCCGATACACCGGCGTCGTCCCGACGGCGGGCGGCGAGGCGATCAGCGTCCGACTCAGGACCACCGACACGACGGTCTAGTGGCACAGGCGGCGGGCGTCCGCGTCGTCGGCCTCAGGGAGCTCCGCGTAGCTCTCGGGGCCGTCGACCGTCGCTTCCCCGAGGAGCTCCGCGACGAGTCGAAGGACATCGCGCGGATCGTCCGCCTCCGGGCCGTTCAACGCCTCGAGGCCGACGTGGGTCCGGGCTCGACCGGTCAGGCCGCCTCGACCATCCGCGCGTTCGCGACCCAACGCTCCGCCGGGGTGCGAGCGGGAAACGCACGGACCCCTTACTACGGATGGCTCGACTTCGGCGGCGAGATCCGCCACCACGGGCCGAATCACTCGCACTCTCACGCGCACATCATCCGCCGCGAGTTCGTCGCCCGAGGCCGCTACCTGTTCCCCGCGGCCGACGATGCGACCCCGGCGATCGCGCCGAAGGTCGAGCGGATGATCGACCGTCTCTTCCGTGAGGCGGGGTTCACCGACTGAAAGGAACGGGCGAATGACGGGCGAAGCTCCGGCCGTGACCCTCGAGGTCCCGACCCCGTACACCTGCACGATCGCGGAGCTCCGCGAGGTCCGCGAGGTTTTCCACGTCGACCTGATCCCGACGTTCGAGGAGAAAGGGATGGTCTCGGTCGACGTCCTCGAGCCGCTCGCGTTCCTCGGCTACCGCCGACAAGGGCTCGCGCGCACCGCGGCCCGGCGTGCGGCCGGGGAGCTCGGCGCGATCCAGCTCATCCCCGAGGATGTCCCCGACCTCGGTCCCCTCGAGGAGGACCCCGGTCCGGAGTCCGCCGAGGCGGGTGAGATCCCAAACCCGGCGAGCTCCGCTACCTAGTCGAGGTGGCGGAGCTTTCTCGGTTCTACGGGGTCGGTCTCCGCGAGCTCGAGGAGCTCCGCTGGATCGAGTTCCGAGTGTTCCGCGCCTACGCCTACGCCCGGCTCCGGGCGAGCGATCCCGAGAGAGGTGAGTGACCTACGGCCTCGAAGACCGTCTCCGTCGTCGTCGTCGGCGATTCACGCGGCGCACAGACGGCCCTCAAGCAACTGTCGACGACCGCCGCGGCCGCCGAGTCCCGGCTCGGTCGGCTCTCGGCGGCGACCCAACGCGTAGGCGCGGGGATGACGAGCGTCGGCCGCTCGATGACCCGGTGGGTCACGCTCCCGATCCTCGGGGCCGGGGTGGCCGCAACCAAGCTCGCGAGCGACTTCGACCAGTCGATGAGGAACGTGAACAGCATCATGGGCGCCTCGGAGGATCAGCTCGCTCGCTACTCCGAGGCGGTCCTGAAGCTCTCGACCCGGTTCCCGCAGGACGCGAAGACGCTCGCCGACGGGATGTATGACATCGCCTCCTCGGGGTTCAAGGGCGCGGACGCGCTCAAGGTCCTCGAGGCCTCCGCCCGTGCGGCCTCGGCCGGGATGACGGACACGTCGACCTCGTCGAAGGCCGTCGTCGCCGTGCTCAACGCCTACGGCCTCGAGGCGCGCGACGCGGCCCACGTCTCCGACGTGCTCTTCTCGGGCGTCGATAAGGGCGTGATGAGCTTCGAGGAGCTCGCGTCCTCGCTCGGCGACTACGTCGGCGCGGCGTCGCAACTCGCGATCCCGCTCGAGGACGTCGTCGGCGCACAGGCCGCGATGACACTCTCGGGCGTCTCCGCCGCGGAGGCCGCGACCTCGCTCAATAACGTCCTCCGGTCGCTCCTCAAGCCGTCTCAGGGGATGGCGATCGCGCTGAAGCAGATGGGCTACGAGACCGGTCAGGCCGCGCTCGAGGGCGAGGGTCTCGAGGGGCTCATCGCGAAGCTCTCCGAACGTGTCGGCGGGAACAAAGAGGAATGGCTCGCGCTCTTCCCCGAGATCCGCGCGGCCCGTGGCGCGATGGCGCTCGCGGCCAACGACGGCGAGAACCTCTCACGCGTGATGGACGGGATGACCGACTCGGCCGGGCGGACCTCCGAGGCGTTCAAGGAACAGGCTAAGGGTCCCGCCTTCCAGTTCACGCTCGCTCTCAACCGGCTCAAAAAGGTTGGGATCGAGCTCGGGAACCAACTGATCCCGATCCTCCTCAACGACGTCATCCCGGCGTTCCAGAAAGCCGTCCGGTGGTGGTCGCACCTCTCCGAGGACTCGAAGAGCCTCGCGCTCAGGATCATCGGGATCACCGCGGTTCTCGGTCCCTTCATGCGCGTGTTCGGTCCCGCGGTCTCCGCGATGGGACGGCTCGCCGGGTGGTTGCCGAAGGTGGTCCCGTGGCTCGCGAAGTGGGGCGCGGTGCGGACCCTCCCGGTTCCGTCGAACGTGACGCCGATCGCGGGTGGCGCCGGAGCCGCGGCGGCCGGTGGCGGTGCCGGGTGGCTCAAGGCGGTCCCGTTCGTCGGCGCGGCGGTCGCGGGCGCCGAGCTCGGGGCCGCGAACGCCAACTCGGACGACCTGAATGAGCAGATCCGCGTCCTTCAGCAGTTCGTCGATGCTCGTCGCGAGGCGCTCGCGGCGGGGCAGTTCTCATCCGAGGAGCTCGCCGGGTTCCGTGAACAGGACCTCGAGAACCTCGAGGCGTTCAACGACGAGCTCGAGGGGACCGGTGTCACGCTCCGACACAATGCTCAGGCGTGGGACCTCGCCGTCGAGAAAGGCATCTCCTACGCCGACGCGCTCCGGATCACACAGGGCAAGGGGAAGGCGCTCGCACAGGTCCTCGAGAACCTCAACGCGGACCAACTCACGACGTATAACGAGCTCATAGGCGAATCCACGCTCCTCACCGATCGAGAGCGGGCGAAGATCGGGACGCTCATCCGCGCGATCGATATGAACGGCGGAGCCCTCTCGGACCTCGAGCGTCAGCAGATCCGGAACCTCGCGAAGATGGGCGACCTTCAGGCGATCATGCGGATCCTCAAAGGTCGGTTCGATCAGGCGACCGGAGGTCTCCGCGATTTCAACCCCGAGCTCGACCGCGCGCAGGTCAACGCGCAGAAAGCCGGACGCGCCGCGTTCTACGCGAAGCGCCAGATCGACAAGCTCAACGGCTCGCTCAGTGCGGGCGAGCGGCTCGCGGGCGTGTTCGGTTCGACGCTGGGCTCGATGGCGGACGCGATCGACGCTGCGGCCGATGCTGCGGCCGCCGCGGCCAACGGTGGCGGCGGAGGTGGCGGCGGCGGTGGCGGCGGAGGTGGCGGCGGCGGACAACGCAGGAACCGCGACGGCCGCCCGAACCGCGGCGACCGCGTCACGATCGAGCGACGCCGGTTCGCGCGCGAGACCGAGCGCGAGTTCGTCACGCGGGGTTCGTAGGTGGCAACGTTCACGATCGACGTCCTCGATATGGCGGGCTCAAGCGTGTCCGCCTCGACGACGTTCGACTCCGCGTCGTTCACTTGGACGCTCAACGGGCCGGGCTACTTCGAGGCGGACATCCCGTGGGACGCGTTCGACCGGGCGACGTGGCTCCCCGGAGCTCGCGAGGTGCGTCTTCGGCGCGACGGAACCCGCGTGTGGGGCGGCTACATGACGCGGCTCTCGGTCGCGGTCACGGCCGAGGAGCCTCGCCCGCGGTTCAACGTGAGCGGTCACGGCTACTTCGAGCGGCTCCGTCGCTATCGGGTGACGAGCGACCTGATCTACACCGACGACCCACAAGAGGACATCGCGGCCGCGCTCGTGGCTCACGCGATGTCTCAGGCGAACGGCGACATCGGTCTCACCGCGGGATCGCACACCGGCTCGAGCCGGACACGCGACCGGGAATACTGCGCGATCGAGCTCCCGAACGTCGGCGAGGCGATCGAGGAGTTCGCGACGCTCGAGGATGGGATCGACTTCGAGGTCGACGAGCTCAAGGCGTTCAACACCTGGGCGCCTCACCGAGGCTCGACATCGGTCGTTCACACCTTCGACGGCGACGACGAGATCACGCTCGACCTCGAGGAGGACGCCTCGGAGGCCGCCTCCTACGCCTCGGCCATCGGGAACCCGCCGGACGACTGCGCGCCTCGGATCGTGACGGTCTCGGATGCGACCGCGATCTCGAGGTTCAAGCGGCTCCACGAGGTCACGGACGCCGACACGAACCAGAAAGCGGAGGTCACGGAGGAAGCGACCGAGCTCCTCAGGCAACGCTCGAAGGGTTTCGCCGATATGACGCTCACCTATGACGTCGACTACGGCCCGGCGTGGGGCGCGATCGAGCTCGGGGACATGGTCGGCGTCGACATCCCGCTCGGCGCGGGCGTGTTCGACGAGGAGCTCCGAGTCATGGCGCTCCGCCTCTCGCTCGAGCACGCCGACTCGGCATACCTCGAGCTCTCTCTCGACGGGGCGGCGATCTCGTGAAGCCTCATCACTCGGCGCGGATCCAGCGTGGCGCGGGTCACGAGGAACGAGAGCACCGCAAGGACCGGCACCGCAAGCACAAGCGGCGCCCGTGTGGGAATCCGCCCGCGGTTCCGGCCAACGTCGCGCTCACGTTCCGCAAGATCCAGGGGAAGGGCCGACGCCGCTACTCCGGCCGGGTCAAGTGGGACGTCGTCACGCTGGACGAGGGCGGCCACGGGACCGAGATCAAGGCGTATGACGTCCGCCTGCGGGTCGTCACCTCGGCGGGCGTGGTCCTCGACGCGGAGGACCTCAAGCCGCGGCTCCGGTATCACCGGAAGGACTCGCCCGACCGGATCCGGATCGACGAGGCGACGAACCCGTCGGGGTCGACCGGGCGCTACGTCACGCGGAAGGCTCACGGCCGGATCGCCGGGGACACGTTCGAGGTCCGAGGGTGCTCGCCGCAGCTTGAATACAATGGGTCGTTCACCGTGGGGACCGTCGTCAACTCGACGACGCTCGAGGCGAACATCGGCGCCTCGGGGATCGCAGACTGCCGGAACCCCGGCGTGATGATCGACGATGACGACCGCCTTCACGTCGTCACCGACGTCCTCCCGCGGCCGAAACGGTGGCACTGGCAAGCGGCCGCGCGCGCGATCGATCATCACGGATGCGAGGGCTCGTGGTCGGCGTGGACCTCGGTCGCGCGGCCCGACACGAACGACCGCCCGGCCTCCCCGCTCGACGTGCGCCTCCGGAAGTCTCATGACCGGATCGTCGTGACGTGGGATGACCCGACGGAGGACTTCGACCTGTCGGGCACGGTCTCGGGCACGAGCGGGACGGCGACGCTCACGGGCTCGGGGACCAAGTTCACCTACGAGATCGAGGAGGGCTCCGACATCCGCGTCGGTGGCAACGTCTACCGCGTGAAGCGGATCACCTCCGACACCGCTCTCACGCTCCGCTCGAACCTCTCGACCTCCCCGTCGGCGTCGGTGTTCTACCTCGTCGAGGAGGACTCCGACGTTCACCGCTACCGGGCGCAGATCGCGCTCCTCGCCGACGTCGACGTCGGTCAGACGCCCGACCTGTGGGATCAGGTGTACGACCAGCAGAAAACGAAGAT